CAATTATATAAAAAGGAAGGGAAGGACCAGCTCGTAGCCCGTGTAAAATCCACAGGACAATTTGTAAGTGGATTTAATGGCTGGACCATAAAAGGCAACGAGCTCGTGCGGAAGAAAGGCGAGCCCGTTCCTCAAATTACAACTGAAATTGGGGCCCCGCCGCCGTTGCCCTGCCCGCCTTCAGGGAATAAAGTCCGCCGCACTGGTCTGCGAGGTTGCACTCCTCCTACGCCTTGTTGAGGCATGGCAGCCTCCTGTCTTTGTATGTTATTCTCACCTCTTCCAGGTGGTCGCGGAAGCCATTGCTCAAAAGAAGGGGCTGGAGCCAGGGGTGGTCTCCCCCCCGAATTATTTCCATTTGACCCACTCGCTCCTTCGCTGCGTCTCCTCATCGCCTCCGTGCGCGCCCAACGCCATTGATTCCCAATTGTGCCTTCAGGTCGGCGTGGTGGCAGGTGAGCAGTACCTATTTCTTCAATTGTACCTCTGCCACTATTACCATTTACTAGCCGGCGGCGGGGAGGGGCTGGTGGCGCGTTTCCAAGTGCATTTCTAAATGCAGCAGCCACTCTAGGAGCAATAACATCATTTGCTATATTCATAATCTCGGGTACCTCATTAACTGCATTAGCTAATCTACGCGCCCCAATTTCAGTTGTAATTTGAGGAACGGGCTCGCCTTTCTTCCACACGAGCTCGTTGCCTTTTATGGTCCAGCCATTAAATCCACTTACAAATTGTCCTGTGGATTTTACACGGGCTACGAGCTGGTCCTTCCCTTCCTTTTTATATAATTGTACAGGGACTTCTTGCCCAAAGAAATGGAGCTTTCCAGCTCTGGAGAATCCGGGAGGTAGAGGTGCTGGAGCTCCAAACGCATTTAGGTTTGAAATTGTAATTGAATCTTTGAAAGCCCTTGCTATAAAATTGGAAATTGTGCTAGGCCCCGCCCCAGCTCCTGCTACAGCTGCAGCAACAGAAGAGGCTATTTGAGAACCAGTAATTCCACTATTTCTCATACGAGTAACTGCTCGCCCAAGTGTAGCATTCCTAATCGCACTAGCAATTTTGGCTGATAAATTAGTCGCCATACCTACTAGGGTTCAAGAAAAAATTAGGTCTTGTGACCGGGCCCTCTTTGTTAGGGTCGAGTGAATCATACCAAAAATGCTGAAGACGCGCCTGATCAGTCCTTACCAGCACGACGGTCTAAAATGGCTCGTGGCCCGCGAGAACGTACATTCAGCGGACCACCCTGGGGGGTTCCTGTGTGACGAGATGGGCCTAGGTAAGACTGTACAAATGCTAGCTACAATGTGCGTAAATGTCAAACACAAGACCCTAGTGGTCGTACCAAAGTCCATCGTGACTCAGTGGCGCGACGAAATTGAGCGGTTTGTGCCGACTTTCAAGACGCACATCTACGACGGCCCCAACCGCACTCTGCCCATCTGGACAGACGCACCCTGGGTAGTCATCGCTCCTTATTCAGTCGTTGGTATGCGCAAGGGCCAGCCGCTGAGTCCCATTGTTCGAGATGTCGAATGGGACCGCGTCATCCTGGACGAGGGGCATGAAATCCGCAACAAGAAGAGCGCCATCTACACCTCCTGTCTGGCCATCCGCTCCCGGATCCGCTGGATCGTGTCCGGCACGCCCATCTTCAACTCGATGAAGGACTTTGTGGCTCTGGCTGGATTCGTCGGCATCCCGAGCTATATGGTGCAAGGCTACACAGAGGACGTGCGCAAAAAATTCATCTTGCGGCGAACCAAGCAGGATGTGAGCGAGTTCAACAAGCGGCTCGAGTTGCCGCCGTGCGACTTTGAGAACCTCGAACTCAAGATGCATCCAGAGGAGCGCAAGTTGTACGAAGAGGCGTTCGAGCACGGTCGCGGTGTGGTGGCGAGCGTGCTGGCGAGCGAGGCGCGCCACCTCTTCCAGATGGAGATGCTCGAGGCGCTTCTGCGCGTGCGCCAGGTGATGGCCTACCCACAGATGTACCTCGACGGCATAGCCAAAAAGCGCGAAGAGGACCCTGAGCTCTGGTGCGGCAAGTCCAAAAAGCTGGAGACGCTGATGGAGCTCATCAAGTCGCACCCCACCGAGAAGACACTCGTGTTCTGCCAATTCATGGGGGAGATGGACAGGATACAGGAGCTGACGCACGAGGCGCAGATCCCCACCTTCCGGATAGACGGCGGCGTGTCCAAGGACCAGCGCGCCAGCCGCATCAAGAGCTTCAAGAGCGCCAAGGGCGGTGCCGTCTTCCTGATCCAGATCAAGTCGGGTGGCTTCGGTCTGAACTTGCAGGAGGCGACGCGAGTCTATATCACAAGTCCCGCCTGGAATCCAGCGACGGAGATGCAGGCTATCGCGCGCGCGCATCGCACGGGGCAGACGCAGAAGGTGACTGTACGGAAGCTGATCTACGCCGGCGAGGAGGCGCTGCCGAGCGTCGAGCAGAGCATACTGGAGCTTCAGGGGGCCAAGTCCAAGGTGTGCGCCGAGGTGCTCAACGACACGCGGTTGATCGACCAGATCCCCAAGACCAAGAGCTCGGTGACAGTGCAGAACTTGCGGATGATTTTCAGATTGTAATTAAAAATATACGCCAATATCAAAATGACCCACACCCAGGCTGTCGGCACGCGCGCCCAGGTTGCTCACGGTACGGCCCACCACACCGCTGGTGGCCTGACCAAGAAGGACATCAAGAAGAACGCCAAGACTGGCGAGTACGTCAGCAAGGACAAGGCCAAGTCGGAGAAGAAGAACCCATGGATCGAGGCTGTCGGCAAGGCCAAGAAGGCGCTGAAGATCAAGGGCTTCGCTCTGGTCCAGGGCCCCCTGCTGACCAAGGCCCGCGAGATCTACGGCAAATAAATGTGTGCTAATTTAAATGCCAAATATAACAGCTATCGTCATAGCATGCTTTTTATTCTGCACAGCTGTATTCACAATTGCATCATCAAGCATAGGTATTGAGTGCGGTAATTCCACAGACTACAAGACGAAAAAGAAAGATAACATGAATGCCCTCATTGCCTTTGTAGTAATGGGTGTATTGTGTTTGTTATGCAGTGGGCTGTGTGTGATTGCGGCTGTCAGGCAGCCATAATAATTTCCAGAGCAATATAAATGGCATCTCCAGCCACTAATAAGAATAAAATTAGCAAATTAGAATCCGAGTTGAAGAACCTGAGAAACAAGCTCAAGAATAAGAACAATGCAAATAAGCTTTTGAAAATTGTAGGCGGCGGCCTCGGACTGGGCGGCTACGGCTACGGCTACGGTGGCCAGCGCAAATACGAAGTGAAGGAGGGTCCTACTGGTTTCTTCAATGGAAAACTCAGACGCTTCTTCTTCAATCCGGAAATTGGGTTCTTTATCAAGATATACAATCCTAGAACGCGCAAACTCGTCAGCATGCCCACACGTGGCATATTCAAGTGGCAGAACGTGGGCAATAAGATTGTGCGTTACAGGGCTAAACGCACTCTTCCATCGCGCGTTCCCCTGCGTACATCTGAACTGCGCAGTCAGGCTCAGCTCAATGCATATTTAGGAAGACACAGCGGTCTTGCTGGTTACAGAAACGACGAGGACCCCCGCTATAAATATAGATATGCCTATAGATAAAGGATGACTCCTTTGGCTGCACTCGGTCTCGAGATTAGCATTCAGGGCACCAGCGCCTGGAAGCGTGCTCACTCTACCCCAAAAAAGCACACCCCTTCAGTACGGGTGAAGACTCCTCGTCACAAACGGCCATCACCGGGATCTTCGGCACGGGCGCGTAAAACTTAATCTGGTGCGCTCTAAGTGTAATCCCCCACGTCCCCTTATACAGGTAAGTCCCCTCAATATCAACTATACATGACAGGTCTAGGTCTCGCAGAAAGCCCTCGACGTGCTCATCAGCTACAAATTTTGATTCAGAATTAAAAACCAAAGTAGTGTCATCCGCCTTTATTCTCAGTCCATACTCCGTCATATTAGTCTTGAACTGCTTGTCACCCATCAGGTGCTTCTCCAGGTCCTGATAAAACTGAACGAATTTTGGTTCTAAATTGGAAACAGTCAGACTCTTGTACTGACCAACGCCATAGCGGGTGTATCCACGTGGGATCTGGAAACGCAGAGGACCAGACTCGTAAGAGACCTTTGTGCGTGTTCCGCTCGTCTGCGTCTCTATCTTGCCCAAGTCAATCTCGTGCCAAAATGGCATTTCTTATTTAAGTTTTAGAATCTCTAAGTCTAAAACACTCCCACAAGTGAGGACTGGGTCTAGATAAATTAGAAAATTCATCGATAGTATATTCATCGCCCATAGACCTATTGCACTTGCTGCAGATGGGGCGGAGGTTCGACATGTCGGTCGCCCCTCCCTTGCTCTCTGGCACGTTATGACCAACCTCGAAATTAAAGGGGGTCATAACGTTCTCACACCACGTCACCATACACTTGTGCTTGAACAGTCTGTCGCCGCAAAAGGCCAACCAGACCTGCTCACGCAGAGCGCTCGGTATTTTCACCTTCATATTCTGATTCAATAATTTTCACCTTTAATTCGGTTAGCCAAGGCTGAGACCTAACTATAGTAGCAAAATTTCCACAGTCACATATCATCTCACAAATATACTCCCTACTAAATCTATTGAATATTGTCAGGTCATCCTCAGTCCAATCAAGGTCAATAGGTTTGGATATTATTAGTCCAATATATTTCAGATGAAAATTGAGTAAAGTCCGTGCATCCTGAAGATATACTAATTCAGGTCTAGGGAATTTTGATTCTAAATTGGAAATGACTTCACGGGAGAGTTTCCTTGGAGTGAGTCCCAATTCTATTCTGGAATTAAGATCCATATGGTCACAGACTTTGTCTATGACCCTTCGATTCATACTATAATTTCAAACTAAATTCTTTAGTACCCTCCTGGGTTAAGACATCCACTAGTGCATTTATAGTTTTTAGTTCTATTGACTAATTTTGATTTAGAATTCTGAAGGGCAATAACCTTCATGCCTGGCTTGGGGAATTTCCTGCCGTACCCATGCTTTGCAGCGGGGTCTAGGGGGATCCATTTTCCATTCCAAATTTCAACCCATAATGCATTGGCTCCCCGCCAGTATCCCAAAACGAGGCGCACCTTGTACCCAAGTTTCTTGAGGACGGCATAAAGACCCTGTGCGAACTCGCCGCCTCTTCCGTACTTCACTCTGAAGAAGGTCTCTGAGCGGCTCCACCGCCAGAATACCTTCTTGGACCCGTCTGGACACGTGTAGATCTCCTTCTGACCAACCCGTTTGGGTCTATGCACCAGTTTTCCCCCTGGACACTTGACTGGGTGGTAGAACCAAAAGCGCTTGGGGAAAGCCTCAGTGATGCGCTTGACGCGCTTCTTAAAGGGGGCTGGTCTGGTGACGTTCGATAGAACACGTGGTATGCACTGCAGATTCTCCGCAGCCTTGACGCGCTTGCGGAGCCTGTCGGCGAGAACACCCATTTAATTTATACACATATAATAATGTCCTATCAGAGCAGTCACATACCTCTTACTGTACCAAGGAACATGCCATTCACTACTATGAATGTCTATAACTTCAACAGAATTGGCAACGCATCTTTCCCGTCTGCAAGGAACCTGCGCGCTAGACTGGGGGCGGCTCTTGGGGTCGCCCCCACCTACAACGCCATCAGAGCTCATCCTATATTTTCAACTTATTTAGACAGACTGTCTGTTTATCGTGCCAACAAGCGTATGATCTGCATCCCCCCCAACGCCCCCATCACTGCACGCAACGTCTATAATTTACACAAGTACATGTCCAGAGAAGGAAGCCGTGCAAACGCGGCGCGCACGAGGATCGCGACGGCTTTGGGCTTGCCCCAAAATGCATCATGGTTGAGGATCATGGCCAATCCTCAGTATCAGCCTTATTTGGAGAAATGGCAAAAGATTTTTCAGGCGGGTAGTTTTAAATCCAGAAACTTTTTTGGAGCCAATCGCCATCAAACACTGTGCGCGCCCTTGCTTGGTAAGCCATACAGACCAGCTAGCACCGAAGCGGCTCAGGCAACTGACTGGTTCAAGAGGGATGGCCGGGGAGTTTTCCGTATATGGAGTGGCATACCTAGACTCAAATCGCGGCGCGGTTTGCTCGCCTTGGGACTGGCGTCGCCACCTCACAACGCCCGAGGTCCTCAGAGACCTACGCTCCCTCCTTCAATTGCTAAAAAAATTGCCAACATGGTCCATCGTTTGGAGAGAGCCAACCTGGAACAGTGGGTGAGGTATCCATACTCCACTCGTCCTCCTCCTAAGTCTCTTCGCGCACTTGTTGGCCGCCGCGCCGTGGTCCCCCCACCTCGGAACAATAACAACAATAATGCACCGAGACCACGCCGGCGGCTACGATCCAATTAATTTGTGTGTGAAATATAATGGCAAACAGATACCGCGCTAATACAGCTCAAATATTCGTGCCACCAACTATGCCTTTTACGGCCAGAAATATATACGATTTTTATAGACTTCGAAATGCAGGTGGCCCTAACGCCATGAATATGCGCCGGAGAATTGGCGTGGCCTTGGGTTTAGGACCGGTGGCAACTTCAAACCAGATTGAGCGCAATCCTCAATTTAGACAATACTTCAGAAGATATCAAAATTTGCTTAATGCAGGAGGGTTGAGATACACTAATTTACAGGGTGGAACTCAATGGCCAGCAGGACAAAGATACATTCGTTATTCAACACCTGTAGTACGGGCAAGGACGCATCATTTATGGACTATCCCCCGAGCACTGCAGGCGTATGTGCCGCATCTTAGCCGTCGCGCAGCTCAGATCCTAGTGAGATTGACTCAGCCTTCAATAAATGAGACGAGACCGGGTTTGCCAGCGTCTGTCGCTAGACGCATCGCTTCTATTGTTAGGAGAGCCGAGATATTAAACGTGCGTAATAATCCATTCGGCGCCCCTGTCCCTAGACACTTCACTAATCGTCGAGCCTTGCCACCGCCCCCCAGGGCTCCTCGCAACAACAACAATAACAATGCCGCGGCCATTCGTCCTCGGCGATCGACACGGCGCCGCACTTGAAAAATATATAAAGTATTAATAATGAGATCATTGTTTCGTCCAGCTTACGCCGCGGCGTTGGGTGGGTTTGGTCTAATTAAAGGACTTAGGTATGCTTTTCGCCGTCGCAGAAATACCATACGTCCTAATATTAATAGTTTGAATAATAGGTTGTTGTACGAGCATATTAAAAATCTTAATGGTAGAAATTTGGCTCGATTGATGGTGACTTCTAGAAAGTATAGAAATTTTATTAGAGGAGATACTCGGCTCATGGCTAAAATAAATCAGGCTAAGAGAAATGTAACTAGACAACGTATTATTCAATATTCGCGCATCGCGGATCCTCGGGGCTGGCCGCCTCACCGTTTATTTTGGGTAGATGCTGGCGTCAGACGGCGTGCGATTAATCAAGCCATGTTGTACAATAATCATCCTTTAACAATAACCCAAATAAGTAGAATAGTTAATAATCTTACGGTTGCGTAATGAAGGCCTTCCCTTCTGGTTTCCACGGTGCTTTCGTGGTCTCCTTAAATAATGGATTCTTTTCAAAAATTCTAGATGAAATTTCATTGGCATCGACCCATACCGGTTGATTTACGACCTTCATCACAAGATCGACTATAGCCGTACCATGACCCATGCCCTTTTCTTTGACGCACAGATCCCCTAGGATCCAGTATTCCTCTGCCCATTGAATAGTGCATATAGCAAGTGGATCTGTTGAGTTCTTGTGAGTAAGTTTAAAAAGAAAGTCAAAATATTTGGGGTTCCAGAGATCTTCGTCTGGGCCAAAATTTTGACGCACCAATTCGTCTATTTTTCTACTCCTTCGTTCTACTATCCGGAGCTCCATACTTTACAGGGTGTCTAGTCTTCTAAGTCTAACCTGAGCACATGAGGCAGCCCTCTGGATTATCGCGGCGGCACGCCAGAGCTTCCGCGCTTTCTACAGGTACAGTCACCTGGATGGCCTTGGCCTTGGCGCGCGTTCGCAGATAGTACATACCAGTCTTGAGTCCCTTCTTCCAGCCGTACATGTGCATCGAGCTCAACTTGGCCAGTGTAGGGTTCTCCATGAAGATGTTGAGTGACTGAGACTGGTCGATATACGCACCGCGATCGGCACTCATATCGATGATGCTCTTCTGTGGAATCTCCCATACTGTCCGGTAAATCTCCTTGAGTTTATCTGGGATGTCCAGACCCTGAACAGACCCACCGTTGCGAATAATTTCAGTTTTAATTTGTGGGTTCCATTTATTAATCTTCTGCAGATCCTTGACCAGGTGCTTATTTACCATCACAAACTCGCCTGCCAGCGTCCGGCGCAGGTAGATGTTGGTCGTGTAGGGCTCGAACGCCTCGTTATTGCCCATGATCTGAGCTGTCGAAGCGGTTGGCATGGGGGCGACCAGGAGCGAATTGCGCAGGCCCCACAGGTGAATGTCCTCCTTGACTTTTCCAAAAATATGGTCTGTCTTGCCCCATAGGTCGAACTGCAGCTTTCCCTTGTCGGCTGGTGAGTCCCGGAACGTCTCGTACGTCCCCTCGCTCATAGCCAACTCACATGACTCTTGGAGGGCTGCCAGGTAGATGCTCCTGAAGATGAGCTCGTTCAACTCGCGAGCGGCTGGCTCGTCGAATGAGTAACCCATCATCATGAAGACGTCAGCCAGTCCCTGCACACCGATGGCTATCGGCCGGTGGCGAAGGTTAGACTTGCGGGCCGCCTCTGTAGGATAGTAATTCTTGTCGATGACCCGGTTCAGGTTGCGCGTAACGACTCGCGTCACCTCGTGAAGCTTATCCCAGTCAAAGATGAAGGGGTGGGACCAATCGGGCGCCATCATGCTTTTATTCTCTCGCAGGAACGTCGGCAGGCAGATGCTCGCCAAATTGCAAACGGCCGTCTCGTCCGGGGTGCTGACCTCTATAATCTCCGTGCAGAGGTTGCTCGACTTGATCGTCCCGATATTCTTCTGGTTGCTCTTCTCGTTACAGGCATCCTTGTAGCACATGTAGGGCGTACCAGTCTCCACCTGACTCTTGAGCACAGCGTCCCAAACCTCACGCGCGCGAACCTTCTTCTTGAAGCGCCCCTGCGCCACATACATACGATACAGCTCATTGAACTCCTCGCCATAGACGTCAGGGAGACCAGGGCACTCGTTAGGGCACATCAGGAACCAGTCCTCATCCTTCTCCACCTTCTCCATGAAGAGGTCAGGAATCCAGAGGGCGGTGAAGAGGTCGCGGCAGCGCATCTCCTCGTCACCCTGGTTCAGACGAAGCTCGAGAAAGTCCATGACGTCGGCGTGCCAAGGCTCGAGGTAGATTGCGAAAGATCCCTTGCGCTTGCCGCCACCCTGATTGACATAGCGAGCAGTGTTGTTGAAGACGCGGAGCATGGGCACAATCCCGTCAGCCACGCCATTCGTCCCCTTGATCCGAGTGCCGTTTGAACGAATGTTCGAACAGTGAATTCCGATGCCCCCCGACCACTTGGAGATGTGCGCGCACTCCTTGAGGGTCTCATAGATGCCCTCGATGCTATCCTCCTTCATAGCCACTAGGAAGCAGCTTGACATCTGAGGGTTGTTTGTGCCTGCATTGAACAGGGTTGGTGTGGCGTGTGTGAAGAACTTCTGGCTCATCAGGTCGTAGGTCTCCTTGACTCGGGGGTAATCGTCGCCGTGAATGCCAACGGCCACTCGCATGAAGAGGTACTGTGGGGTCTCGCCCACATTCAGGTAGCCCTTCTGGAGAGTCTTGACTCCGAAGTAACCAAATAGGTAATCACGGGAATGATCAATCCAGCTGTCCATATCCAGTTTCAGACACTTCATGAAATGGTCGGATACGATACCCTTGACGTGAAGAGAAACCATGGCGTCACTGAAGGTCTTGGGGCAAGTCTTCTGAAGGTTGGACACGGTGACACGCATAGCCAGAGTCTCGTAGTCTGGGTTCTCTGTGATCATACCGATGGCCACCTCGGCAGTAAGGGTATCAATTTCAGATGTAGAAATACCGTCATACATGCTGGTGAAAACCTTCTGAGCCACCTTGTCTGGCTGGACATTGAGCTTGGTGAATTCAGGCTCTGAATTTAGTTTCTGAATTCGCTTAGTCACCTTATCGAATAGCATCTCGACCTCATCACCAGACCGCTTGATGACCTTCATTTATTGAATAGGGCACCCTTTTTTTAAGCCCAGTTTTTTTCCCAGATGATTGTAATATGGCCACGCGTAACGTGCGCAACCCACTGAGCGACGCTTTCTTTTCCGAATTCAACCGTGAAACAATTCACAACCAAATTCGGGCGGCAATCAAGGCCAAGACTGGCTACGAAATTGACAAGCAGAGTGATGCCGACCTGCAGGCTCTGATGAAGCGTGTCTATATCAATCTAATTTCGGATCCTTATTCGAATATCCTTCAGCAGGTGGCTGACATGAATGACACCGTGACTGCCGAGGCCACCCAGACTATCAGCACTGGCATGCTCCAGCAGCTGCTCTTCATGCGCGATATCTCGTCCAACCCCGTGCCACTGGCCGCACCCATCAGCACCAGCACTTACGGCAACAAGATGCCACAGAATTTCAAGATTGGCTTTTGAACAAATAATCCTATGGATTAATAGAAATGCGCGCTCTTGATGACATCTTGATCGGCTTCCTCATTTTCTTCACACTCGAAAAAGGTATTCGTCTTCTCAGTAATGCCTTCATAGAGCCTCTTGCGTTGAAACAGACGGGCGACAAGGAGAAGGCTGAGGTGTGGAAACTTCTTTTTGAACTCGTATTATTAGTGACTTCCCTCTTTTTAGCTTTCAAATTTCAGAAGCAGCTGAAAGGGCTAAACAGAGGCTAGGACACTTAAAAGGCCTGGACCCTGATAATGCATGATGAATCGTTACCGTGATGAAACTGCAGAACTCTGCAAGGTGAAGGGGTGGGACAAGGCTCCAGTAAGTATAGTGTGGATGCTTCTAAATGAAGAGATGGGTGAGCTTGCTTCGTCTATTCGTCAGGCTCACCGAATCTACCGCAAGACCGGGCTCAAGAAGGACAGAGGTACAGACGTGGTAATGGAAATGGGTGACGTATTTAGTTACCTATTTCAACTAGCACACATGTTGAATATTGACATGGATGAGATGTGGGAGCTTCACAGGCAGAAAGTTCAGAACAAATTTTATAAAGAGTAATAATATATGGCATCAGCTGCATTAATCGATGACCGGCTTCAGATTGACGGTCTTGATATGTACACTTGGACAAACACGTTCGGCGTCCCCACCGACGGTTTCTCCAAGGGCACCTTTATGGACGGGTCATACACTCGTGGCACCGATGAAACCCCAATGGCTCCTCAAGACGAGAACCCAGCACTGGATCACTTTGATCCTATGACTCTCAACCTGTCCGGACCCATGTATCTTAAAGAGACTAGCGTGAATCCCGCGCCAGACCGCATGTACCCAGCACGCAAGTTCGAGTACGCCGACGGTACCGTCACGTGGGATCGCCCAGGCCGGTCGTGGTCCGGCCCTAGAACCCCCCCGATAAAGATGGACTGGGTCCTTATCGCAATAGTTGCACTGATCATCGTGTTTCTGGCTCGCAAGACCCTCCTTAAATCTTTGAAAGTTTAGGAGCAACCACCTTGACCAATTTTGATTCTAAATTGGAAATAAGAGCCTGCTTGCGTGCAGCCATCTGGGGGCAAGCGTGAATTTCCAACTGAATACAATTGCTACAGAACATCGCACTGCAATCTTTGCACTTGAGAAGGCTGGGCTTCTTCTTGCAGTGCTGACACTTCTTGGATGGCGCAGGCGACTGGCACTCTTTCCAGAGCATCATAGGGTCCATCGTCTATTACTTCACACACAGGATCTTTCAGCTCTATCGGTCCTTCGTTAATGACTTCACAAATGAAGCCATTCTTCCGTCCTTCAATGACGTTATCCCAGAATGCCTTCATCTTGTCAAAGTTGCGCGAAAACCACTCTCGATCTCTTTTGACGTTGGTGACCACAAACTCCTCTGGGCCCTCGCCCTCTGGTCTGTACTGGATGAAATCACACTCCTCCAGGTCTAGAATTTCCATATTTAATTGGATCTGGGCAATGTAGTGTTTAGGAACGGTCGGCTCGATCTTCCTGGTCAGAGGGCACTTGATTTCTATGAGCCGGCCACACTCGGTGATGCCGTCGGCCGACCCCCCGAGCCACTTATGCACGGGGTGCTGAACAAGCCCAATCTCGTGACTCTTCTTATCATGTCTGGCGTCATACAAGTCGCGCGCGATGGGCTCCAGAATCGTTCCGCGCTCCGTGGCGGCGTTCCCACTGAACTTGCGCCCGCCCACCTTCTTTATGTAAAGCGCCTCGGGGCTCTCATATGGATTCGCCCCGACGGCAGTGGCGGCGTCGCTAGCAGTGAGCATGGTTTCACGGAGAGCCAGCCACTCCGGGCTTCTCTGCTCGTGGTACGTCGCATTCAGAAGGCTTTCTATTTTTGGATGCATTTACAGGAATCTCCTTATTCTTAAAACGAGCGTCCGTCTTAAGTACTATATTTGCAGCATTCTGTTCAGCTTGGCGTTTTGTACTTGCAAATCCACAACCACAGTCAAGTCCATCTACAATTAACTGGATGCAGAATGTACCATTCGTGTGAGACAACACGTTGTACTCGGGAAGGGGGATCTTGAGAACCTGACACCACCGCATGAGCTGGTCCTTGTAGTTGTCGTCGTCTAGACTCGTGTTGGCCTTGCTAAACACGCCCAGAACAAAGCGCTTAGCATGGACCATACCTAAATCAAGGTAAATGGCCCCTACGAAAGCCTCGAAGACGTCCTCTAGAATGTTGGGATTGGTGGCCCACCCGTTGCGCTCGCCCTTCTCATCCATGAGAACCTTCTTGTCGAGACCGAGACTCTTGGAAATCTCGCATAGCGTAGTGCCCCGAACCATCTTCGTTCGCGCCTTCGTCAAAAAACCCTCCTGCTTCTCTTCATACAAATCAAATAAGTGCTTTGTAATTATAAATCCAAGGACACTGTCCCCCATAAATTCAAGCGTTTCATACGACCCAGTCAGACCCGAGTAACGTTTCAGGGCTGACTTGTGCGTGAAGGCGCGTTGATACAAATCAACGGATTTAACTTTTGTTCCAACGAGATCATTTAGAAAACTCCTATCGAGTTGAGGAGTTTGCTCCGACATGTTGTACTAGTACCGCAGTTTTTTAAGTCAATTTACTAAGCAGAAGCTGCAGGTGCGATCTTCTTTGCCACCTTTGGGCGGTCCTCCTTGGGTGCCTTGGGCTTCTCCTCCTTGGGAGCCTTGGGCTCCTTGGGTGCCTTGGGCTCCTTTGGGGCCTTGGGCTCTTTTACTGGCTTGGGCTCGATGATGTAATGACGCTTCAGGTACGTCTGCATGTTCAGGAAAGTCAGGTCCTGACCAGCTGGTACGTCAAGCAGCTTCTGCAGGGTGGCATCCAGGTTCAGCTTCTGACCCTCCTTCAGGCCCTTCTCCGCAGCATACTGGTTGATGCGGCGAGTTACGTTCGCACGAGAGATCTTCTCACCCTCTGGCAGGCTCAGGAAAGCACGCAGATCAGGGGAAACATCCAGAAGCTTATTGAAGCCGTTGTTTGCTGCACGGGCAGCCTGCTTCTCGCCCTGGGGGTCCTCCAGGTGCATACGGATCTTGCGGCACTCCTTACGGACCGCCTCCAGCTGCTTAGACAGGGACTCAAGGGTAACAACAGACTCGGTGGCCATTTCTACCTATCAAGGGAACCTAGGCTTTAAGTCAGTAGAACGGCGAAAAATAATACGAGCAAAATCGCCAAGATGATCTTGGTTGCTACATTCATAACCTTGAGGCTGTTCAGCGCGTCTGGCACACCAAGATCAGGGTCTGGAATTGGTTCAAATTTTGATTCAAAATCAAAAACCTGAGTTGGTTCTGCACTCGTTGCTAGATTCACATTGAACCCAGCAGGAAGGGTCCCCCCAAAAGTCTGTCTGAACTCGATGTCCTTTCTTGGCTCGTGACCAGGTTTGGTACCACACATAGGGGTGCAGCAGCCCATATCACAGGGATAAACTATACCATTCTGTCTATTCACATAAGCACAGATGTAGTTAGTTGGGTCCATAGGATCCGTCAGGCACTGGCAACCCTTGGTAGTAAATTCACTACCACAGACCTGTGTAGTCATCTATTAGTTAAAGAGGAAAATAGTTACATCTGGTATATGGAGTACAGCAAGCCCCAGAAGCTTCCAGATGGCCGTTACTTTCTGAAGATTGTTGGTCAGCGTCAGCAGCTGAATGGTGTCACCCTGCTGGATGATCTGACGACCAAGTCTCTGAACATTTCTCTTTCTCCAGACCATACAGCAATTTTCTCAACGATTGATGAGGAGATCCTAAGCCAGGCGAAGACCTCCAAGGTTGAGTGGTTTGGCAAGGAGCTTTCTGACGAGACAATCACGAATGCTTATCAGGAGAGCCTGACTGACGGTGTTCTCGGCGCGTCTCTGGCCACCGTCAAGGGTGAGATTGTGACTCGCGCTTACGATCGTCAGAAGAACCTTGTCGAGCTTCAGGAAATCAAGAAGGATTCTCAGTGTGACGTTGTTATCGAGCTGTCCGGACTTTGGTTCCTCAAGAAGTCGTTCGGCCCGATCTGGCGCGTCATCCAGGTTCGCGTGCGTGGTTCCCCAGCACCACCAGATTTTCCCAAGGATTATCTTTTCACGGATGACCCAGCCGAGGAGGAGGATCCGGCCGACTATGTCGATTGATCCTAAAAAAATATCCGCGACTTATAATAAATGGATCGCAAGAACCTGCTCATCATGATACTGGCCGCCGTGGTTCTGTTCCTTCTGTTCGCCCCCAAGACCAGCGGCTTCTCTAACGGCCATGCCATCCAGGGCGCGAACGTGCAGTCGGGTAACTATACCAACCCACTGGTCGATGCCCAGTCGGCTCCAGTTATGGCTGGCTCATACGTCGCCACGGACTACAATAGCGCAGACTCCGTGTCGTCCGCAAGCCTGATTCCCCGTGAGGTTGTTCAGACCGAGGACTTTGGCCAGTTCAGCCCAGAGAAGATTCTGACCAACCAGAACTACCTGGACCCACGCAGCCAGATTGGCTACCCAGAGACGCTGGGCGGTGTTCTGCGCAATGCCAACCGCGACATTCGCTCCGAGCCAATCAACCCCCGCACCCCAGTGAGCATCTTTAACCTCAGCACCATTCCCCCAGACACCATGCGCCCCAAGTTCGAGATTGGCAGCGAGTACAATTAGGGAGGGAAACTTTCAGTTCCCTCGCGCCTCGCGCCTCGCGCCTTAAAGGCTTCTAAATTTTCAAAACAAAAAGTATATGGCTGACGAGCAGTTTGCCCGTGCTATGAATGAGTGGGTCGCCCTAAAGGCCCAGCTCGCCGCAGCCCGCAAAGATCTTACAGTGCTTAATAAGCGTGAGAAAGACCTTCGCGAGTTTGTCACCCATCACATGAAGACGCATGAAATTGATACAGTCAAGGTTAAAGAGAAGGTCAAGGTGAATCTCAAGGTTAAGAAGACCAAGGGCGGCATCACCAAGGATGTAATTCTCAAGGGTCTGCGGACCTATTTCTCAGGGGATGAGGTGCGCGTGGAGGGGGCATTCAAGGCCATCCAGGACTCTGTTTCCACTAAGGAGAAGGCTTCTGTGAGTGTATCTGGACTTAAGGACGTGACCTCCTAAATCAATAAGTAAAATGGGAATCAACGACGAGTACTCGCGTGACGCCTACAACTACGAGCTCGCTTACGACTCCGACGAGTCTGGTGAGGAAGAACCCCCTTTGCACCCAGAGGACTGGCAGGACTGGTACTCGGAACAGCTTCTGGATGCATGGATGAAAATCCGAAGTTACGCAGATGAAAATTACTTTAAAATTCATTCATCGTATAATCACTTCATTGATTTCGTCATGAATCCAGCAAACTATTATTCAAATGAGGATCCTGAGTATCACGTCGTTCTTCTTTGGAACTCTATCAAAGATATCCAGGTTATTCACGAGAACATCGAGGTTGAGAACTTTGTTGCTTGGGTAAATATTAATATTGAATACAATTAATGATTGACATCACCGGTCCCAAGGTTCTCCTGCCCGCCATTCTTTTCGGCCTCCTCAGTCCAGGTATGCTGCTTTCACTGCCATCTCTCAAGTTTGCATCAGGCCAGACTTGCTTTATGACGGTTGTGATCCACGCAGTGGTGCTCAGCCTTCTTTATTACCTGATCGCCAAGTACTTCCTCAAGGTCAGCCTGACTCAGGCTGATTTGATCGTGCCAGCAGTTCTCTTTATCCTGCTGAGCCCCGGTATGCTGGTCACCATCCCCCCAGGTCTGATCCGCAGCGGCACCACCGGCCCCGTGCCCGTCGTCGTGCATACCTTCGTGTTCGCCCTGGCCTTCGCCACCCTGCGTTCAACTTTCCCACAGTATTACTAGGCCAGTCAGAAGGACTGGACGGAACTCGCGTTCCCTTTCTCAATTTCAATTCAAAATTAAAACTAGATGAAGTGCCTAGCACTCGGTCCAGGTGCGATGGGTGTCTTCGTGTATCTAGGAACTCTTTATAAACTCAAAGAGACTGGCAGGCTAGAGGATCTCGAGGAAATCTCGGGAGCATCTGCTGGCAGTCTCGTTGGATTTTCATTCTTAATTGGTAATCAGGATATACCAAAAATTCTAGACCATTCTTTGGAAATAAATACCAAGGCTCTAATGAAACCAAATATCAAGACTCTTCTGAAAGACTATGGTCTAGTACCTGGTAGTAAAGTTAGGAAAGTCATTTCTGAATTTTGTTTCAAATTTACATCCAAAAATGACATCACATTCCGTGAGCTCTATGAAATCAGTCCCATAAAGTTTCATGTGGCTGCATTCTGCGTGGATCTCATGAGGACAGAATACTTTAGTGTAGCCACCACTCCTGACATGAGTGTCATAGACGCGGTCTGTATGTCCATCTCAGTTCCCTTCCTCTTTTCTGCGACAAAATTGAATGGGTGGCACTATGTCGATGGCGCGACGGCCGAGGTCATACCTGGAGGCCCCTTTATCGGCAGACAGAGGAAGGATGTCTTCGCCGTCAAACTCGCATGGTCGCGTTCAAATGAAATTAAAGACCTGAAAACATACGGACTTTCTATCATGTATTCCGCACTCAGGATGAGGGCCTCGTATGACTTTCCAATTTTGGATATAGATTTGGAGGGATCTGACGTGTTTGATTTTGGTGCGGGAAATGAAGGTAAGTTGAGGATGTTTATGCTGGGCCAGTCTCAACAAATTTCTTGACAAAATTCAAATGAAGGCAGTGATCCGCTCAGGATACACACAGGTTCGCAAGCGCATGAAGATTACCGTCCGGCGGAAGGACGGGACGAGCTACTCGTACATCCGCAAGGCTGGCAAGACCCGCGTGCGCCCAGTGCCCATCCCAGATGTGGGTGCGGCAGGCAAGGGCCCCAAGCTGATCGGCAAGCTGAAGAAGGGGATGCTGACGCAGTACGGTTACCACCCAGTTGAGGCCATGACCAACCGCCGCAAGTCCCTCTCTAAGGGCATCTCACAGGGCGAGACCCCACTGGCCGTCTCTCGCCGCCTGCTCGCCATCAGCACCCTGACCAAGCGGACCGCCCCCCGTGCGTCGCGCATCTACAAGCAGGATGCCAAGTGGATCAAGTCCAAGTTCAAGTGGGGGTTCAAAATGTTTTCCAAGAAGTAGTAAGAGAATGTCAGGGCATTTCACAATGCCATCAGCGACTATAGGCTCGACGACCCATAATCCATTTTTCGAACCAAATCTAAATGTCTGGGCTCAAAAGAATCCAATTTATAACTCGACATACAAGGCGGGCAAGGGCACGGTGGGTGCCCTTGTTGCTCGGCCAAATATAGTATTCACTAGACCCAAGTGACCGGGTCCCATAGTCCATGAATTTTAAACCTAAATGGGTAGAGGGGTTGGATGGACCATTCACCCGTGTGACTCATGATATCAACTAGGATATGGAAGGCGTATATTTTTCGGAATGAATTTGGAACCAAAATTAGAATCCAAAATGAATGAGGAATTTTATAGAGTAAATCATACAGCCACCACATTCTAATTTCAGACCAAGATTGGGGCCAGTGAGATAGAAAGAGTGCCATAGGTATATCAGGTGCAACCGACCATACCGACCAGATTCCAAATAGGAGTCTGGTCGTGATGAAGTGACCAGACCAAAACATCTTTAAGAATAACCGACTTTATTTACAAATGGCGGATACTATTCGTGATATTTCTCAGAGCGTTTGGTCTGCACTGGGGCCTGGTTACTCCGAGCGCGTCTATCACAACGCATTCGAGGTGGCTCTGCGTAAGCGCGGGGTTCCCTACGAGACGGAGCGTGTCCTTCCAGTAAAATATGAGGAGACTTTCGTGGGCTTCATGCGCGCTGATATCGTTATTGACAACAAGATCATAGTCGAGCTCAAGTCGGCGGCGCGGCTTACACCAGCCTTCCGCACGCAGGTTCAGAAGTACATGGAGATTACGGGATGTGATCAGGGTTACCTCATCAACTTCCCAGTAGATTCATCCATCGTGGAGATTGAGTCGTTCGGCAACAACTAGACAGTGGGTATATATTCCCAATGCAATTCTTCACAAATTTTCTTCCAAATTGTGTCTTGGACATGAAGCTTCTCAGTTGATTTCAATAGGGGGAAACAGGGCAAGTATTCGTCCTCGCTAAGTAATTCGCAAAACTTATAGAGGACGTATGCATAGCTTAAAAAGTTCTTTCTCTTCGGAGGTTTATGTTTCTCAAAGGGTTTCTGGATTTGGTAAAACATAAGCCTGAGTTTGTCCTCGAGCACTTGGGGCATCGTGGGTGGCTGGATCCCGTTAAGGATAGTGGTTATATAGGGGACGTGCTCGTAGTACTTTGACTTGTCGAGTTTCTTGAGGAGCCCCTTCACCTTCTCGTGAGTAATCTCAGAGAGGTCCTTGATTTTTTGCTTCTTAAATTCGGATCTTAATTGGGTGATTACTTCATCAGGGACGCTCGTGGATTCTTTGGCTTGGAACTGGGAGACCCACTCATTAAAGTGGTTCTCGCGCTTGTATGAATAGACTATGTTCTTCTCCATTTCCTGCTCCTCCTTGAACCCAACCTCTTCACCTTGGACATATTCGGAGTAACCGCACTCTTGGCAAATCTCTTCACTAACCGAGTCGTCGTGTATTCGTGTGTGCTTCTTCCCACACCCTCTGCATGGTACGAAAAAGTGATCGCTCTTGGAAGACGTTATCACCGTCTCGCCTTCAACCTCAACGAGGTACTTTTTGTAAATGTCCTTGCGCTGAACACCCTTGCGCATGGTGATATTCACACCAAGAGCCTTCTGAGACTCGGCAGGAACTTCACAGACATCTGACGTGTATTCCCTGATGTGTGACATGGCAGAAAGTAAGTAATCGCACAATTCAGTTTCTGATTTACACGCACTTACCCTAGTATTATAGTGTGCTTCCATTGCTTTAATAATAGTAATAATCTTTTATATGAGGCAAAGGTTGTTCAAATTTTTAGGAGTTGAACAACATTGGATTCCTCAAATTAAATTTGGAATTATAGAAGGTTCCCAATTTAGGTTGTTAATTTACTTCACGCGTGTATGGATAATTCACCGTGACCCCTCTTTAGTCGATCTTGGGGGCTAGGTAGAATCGCAGGTCCCCCAGATTGGCGATCGTGTATCTGAACACGACCGGCATGTCCTCATTCTCAGAGTCCTGCATGAGCTGGACGCTCGAGCACATGCTAGTAGCCTTGGTGAAGAGGTTGATATATTTCAGACTGAAAATGTTTCCAGTCCGGGACACACTTTCAGGGTACTCGATGACGGTCTCCTGCTCGGCAAAGTCTCCAGAGCACTTGAGGATGAGGTTGGTACCTTCGCGGATGATGCTCATGTCGGCCGCCAGGTTACCCATATCACGTGCAATCTTCTGAAAGTCAATCGAGGGCATGGTCGTGATGACATTCATCTGAATATCAGGCACCTCGAGGATGTCCTCGTTAATGTCAAGCAATTTCAGATTAAAATTGGTAACTGATTTCTTGACTGGATTATCAATGGTCATGGTCATGACGTCACGACCTACTATTTTGATACTAAGTGTATCTTGACCACTGACGGACTTGAGGAGCTTATACATGTTTCCCATATTCAGACCGGCGGTCACTGGTTCAGGACACTCGTACTCCTCGAAGTTTTCACACCCCAAATTCATATGCACTAGGGTGACGCGTGCAGTATCGAGGGTCACGATCCGGACCCCTTGCTCCGTAAAATACACATTGACATCATTGATGATGTCTTTCAGAACCTCGAAGACAGTCTTCACCGCCGACGCTTGAATCGTCTTCAATTTCATTGTAAAATAAATACATGCAATCTTTATCTGATTAAGGCCAGTGCCGCTGCCATGTTCAAGTCTCTGTTTTCCAAAGGAAAATTTGTATTGGCAATTTCTGCTGCAAGACTTCTGGCGGCATTGTTTTGAATATTGCCTTCAAATAGGGCTCTTTGTAGAACGTCCTCTGCACGTGCTCTCCACGAGGCCATTCTAGCCGCATGCAATCTGTTTGCGAGCTGGCGATCAGCATTGGAAGCACCGAATCTGTACCGCAAGTTCCAGTTATTCAGAAGGCTGGTGAAATTTGAACTTGTTGAATTTGGTGTTGCGAGCGCGGTGTTCGACCTGGTTCTCCAATTGACTCTGGGCTGGTTATTAGCGTTATTGAAGAGACTCTGACCAAGTAGGCCTCTAGCCCGGCTGGACACGTTTGGAGACACTACACCTCTAGCTTGCTGTACCCGTCTTATCATAATAAGTCGGCGGCGCTGAGCATTGCGCAAAGCTCTAGTAGCCTGGCCGTTGGTCTCCCACCACGCCGCATTGACGTTGGGATCTGTATTCACTACATTACGCAAATTCAAGAGATTTTCGTTATTTATAGCGAAACTTGGCGCTACGCCTCTCTCACGAAGGTACGTGCGTAGCTTTCCAGCATTTGAATACACATTTATATCCTTATTTCTCAGGCCTAATTTCAATTTGTTTATGACTGCATTTATCATAGTGCGTCTGTTTCTGGTCTCATTTGCCGTTGTATTCTGAGAGGCGATATTGGGCGCCGGTTTATTAAAGCGCATTTTTGCCATGAGATTCTTCAGATTCACCGGAGCTGAAGCTTGGCGCTCGCCCACTAGTCTGACCTTCTGCACCTGTCTGGGTTTTATGGGACCAAACGGCCCGCGGACTGGACGTACGCCGTGGTTCCCAATCCTCACGGTTATATTGGCATTGCGGTTCAGACCGTTCAGGTAAGCGTTGAGTGAATTCTTATTTTTATTCAAAAATTTTGCAAACGAATTTGGATTGGAAAATACATATTCTTTTCCGTTGCCTGATATTTTATAGACGACGTTTTCCAGGTTATTTGCCGTCATCCAGTTTGTCTTGTTATTATTATTAGTGAGTACATGGTTTATGCTCATTACTTACATAGCAGATCTTTTTTGATAGGCCTGAGTTGGGTTCGAGTTGATTCTCTCCTCCAATTCTGGTGTCATTTTAGGCTGGAGACTCGTGCCGTATCTATCGAGTTCAAAGAGCCCCCCTGGAGTTTCCGACCCATCGAGATTTTGGCACATTCCGCTCGAGTCCCAGGATTCGAAATCACAGGGCACCATGGACTCGAGCCAGACTTTGACTTCGGAGCCCACGAGCATCTTGCCTTGGTCAGTAACTAGAGTCGGCACTCGTGTAATTTTCTGACTTGGAATTCCCTGCATAGTGACGTTCCAAAAGCGTATGATTGGTGTGAGGGCAGGCTGACCTTGGATGTACTTGAGAATTTCGTGACTGTACTGACACCTGTCAGAATAGACTAGTAGAGCCATCTATTTATACTTGCAGTTTTTTGTTCCTGTATTATTTTTCGCGCACTACAGTAATGGACAAGTCACTGATCGTGATACTGATAGCCCTCCTTCTTATCATGTTTTTCTGGAAGGGTGCCGAGGAGGACGGCTACGACGCCGCGGCTGACCAGAAGCAGAGCGTCCATCCCGACGTGATTCAGGTGATTATCGAGAAGATCCAAAAGTCCAAGCCCGACGAGTACCCCCTAGAGACCCTCTTCATTAATAAGACGGGCTCCGACGCGTACTCGGCCCGATTCATGTTTATGAATACCCAGGGCTACTTTGGCACCCAGTATGACGTGCAGGCCAAGGTGATGGAGGACGGCACTGTCAATGTCGTCAATATGACCGAGACTGCCCAGGTGGATAAGTTTGACGCCGGCTTCACTGGCTTCCGTTCGGACAGCTACCAGAAGTACGAGGACATCAACGCCAACCTTGATTCACAGCTCAAGTCCGCCATCGAGAACTACCGCTCCCAGCAGCAGCCAGAGCCAGAGCCCAGCGTGCTGACTCAGAAGTCGATCGGGGCTTTCGAGAAGAACATCCAAACTGACTCTCTCATGCGCGAGTTTATGGCGAAGCAGAAGCAGGGCTATGAGCCTTCGCAGGGCTCGGTCCAGCCAGGCGCCTCGCCAGCCCGGTCTGGTGAAATAGTCGCGTACGGTGCGCCTGTTTTTAATTCGGCCTAAAATTAGGATGATTTCCGCCAAGGATCTCGCAGAAAAAGACAAGAAGAGGCAGAATATCAAAAAAGAACTCTACAAGGCTATTCTCGAGCAATTTTCAAGGAAAATTAAGGCGAGTTTTGACCTTGGCTCCAAATCGACTGTGTTGATCGTCCCAAGCTTTATGATAGGGTACCCAAAGTACGACCTACCAACTGCCGTGAAATACATGGGCCGCCAACTCATTCGATTGGGATACCGTGTTAAACTGCAGAGCCCGGTGAGTTACGAGGTGAGCTGGGAAAAGCTCAAACCGGAGAACGATCCAGAGGTGGTCGAGCCGGAATTCGAGTTCCCAAGCTTGATGAATCTAAAAAAAACTGCTGAGAAATATAAGAGATGAATTCAGTTTATATCGCCAAGGGGAGACCTCTATTCAAAGGAATAAAGAATCTAGGGCCTTTCAACGTCAATAGATCATACAGATCTAGACTGTTTTGGCTAACTAAGAACGCTACAAATGCGGCTGGTTACGGAACAGTGGGGATTTACAAGCCTAAGCGCAAGTTGAGATTGCTAAAACTTACTTATGCTACTGTTAAAAAACTTGTTGAAGATCCAAATACAAGCAACAACCTGAGGAAGGTGCTGGAACACACGTGGGGCGGGCCAACGAATACCTATTTAAATCAATACATGAAAATGCGCAGCATTGCATGGGAGGCTTTTTATCAGAAATATAGGGGTCTCACGGAAAGCTATAATCCAAATACGGGAATGATCAGAACTACACCAATTAATCAAATAAATCAAATATGGAAAAACGCCCAAGGAAATCCTCTTAGGGCTGGTCGAATTAGCATTCTAAATATGAATGTAAAAGCATATGGACTTTTAAGAAACAGATTTTCAGAAAAATACGATGGCCTCTGGTCCCCCGCTGTGAGATCACCTTATCACGGGAGTTCAAATAGGGAAGGCAAGTTTGGATCTGAACTCGTTATATTCAAGCCTGATGAAGTCCTCGACAAGGAAATTTACTCACCTGAGAATTTACAGAAGAATTTTCAAATGAAAAACAAACTTGCTCGAGAGGCTGCACGGAGAGCGGCCGCTCGTAAATGGAACAAGCCTAAAGCCATCGAGGGCACCGGTACCCTCATTTACGCGACAAGGCCTCGAGGAAGGAACGCATCTAATGTGATAGCAGCAAAGAGAGTTGCGAGATGGAACAAGACCTACAATAACAAACGTTTAAATGGACCTGGAAAGGCCTTTTTCAAGAATAATAATTCAATCATAAATTCAGGATCTCTATTTAAAAACAACAACCGAAATGATTAGTAATGGACTGCAACGATGAGATCATCGCTCTTATCAAGCAGCGTATGGAGAAGGGTCGGAAGGAGTACGGCCACGGAATCGTCCAGAACTCGGGCTACGATTGGCTCAAGGAAGCTCTGGAGGAGGCTCTCGATTTGTCAGTTTATTTATCTGCCAAATTAATAGAGATTAATGAACAGGCCAAGTCAATTAATAAATGAGATACGTTTATTTAACTTGACTCATCCAGGTTTAGCGCCTCTGAGCCTAACCTGTGAAAAGAATGGTCCTATGTTTTACGTGTATCTTTTCAACGGTGACAGAGCCGTGTCTGAACTCACTTGCGAACTGGATAGAGAAACCATCAGTATAGAACTTCTGAGGACAAGGGATCCAGCTAATAGAGGAAAGAAATACGCAGAAAAGCTGTTGGGAATTACCCTTTGGTGTGCCAAGCGCGCCGGGTACATGCGTTCAGAGGCTGAAGCCATGTTTTTGCACAACTCACCACCGACGAAGAGTGGAAGACCACCTAGCGCCCATCTCTTTAACAAATTTGAATTCAATAGGGCCAATACAGGAAGGAATGCAACTGAAAATAGATCACTGAATTTGAATAGAAATTTACTTGGCGTGAATGCGGTGATTCGTTCTATAAACAATTCTACACGTAAATTAAATGGATATCCTTGAGCACTCAGAGCGTCGTTTTACGAAGAAGCTTTGCGAGTCTATGATCCCCTCCATGATCGAGGCATTCTGGGAGATTTGGCTGGAGGCCAAGAAGGAGTCGAAGGGCAAGAACACGTCCCTCGTTTTCCAGGAGCTTCTCCGTGCTATAAAGACATGGAACGGCTCGATCAGTCTGAAGCACGCTGACGCCATCAAGAACGCCAACCCTCTTTTCCAGAACTTCCTGGCGGCGGTGTTTATCTGCCACGTCAAGATCCTTATGAATGGCATCCGCATGGACAAGAAGCCGAAGAAGATTGGGTTGAAGCTGCCTGCCCATGACGTGTTTGTCCAGCGGTGTTACGAGGCGTGCGGTGAGGACATTTACTATAGACCATCCGTCATCACTGATCCATCGGTGACTGATGACGCTCGCAAGAAGGAACTCCACGACAGATTTTCATGCAAAATTCAGGGGGTGATAGACGACCTGATTCCATGGGATATTATCGTGGGGGACCTGAAGCAGGAGGCCAACTTTGATGAGAACGAGGAGGCCGAGGCTGAACCTGAAGGCGAGCCAGAGGCCGAGGTGGAGGCCGAGCCAAGCGCGGAAGAGACTATGGAGGGCGCGCCTCAGGAGGATCCAGCTTCGAATGATCTGAATGACATTGCAAACACAGCCTCGAACAGTACTAATCCAGTGGCCGAGAGCCCAGGCGGGTCGCAGACATTTGCAGTGACGCCTTCGCTCAAGCCCCCAACGATCACCAAGCTGGATGAGAAGGGTGAGAGCCTGTTTGACGACGCGCGTGAGCAGTAAGCCATCTAAAATAGGAGACTACAGTAATGGACAAGTACTTCCGGGAACCCTGGAGCGCTGCAGCCATCGCAGCAGCAATCACTGCAGGCTACATATATTTCAAAGGGAAAATGAATGGTCAGGGCAAACTCAAGAATTCGGACTATGTCAAGCCAGCTTTCCTAGTGGCTCTTCTAGTTTTCTTTATTGTGTCACAGGGGAACGGCCAAGGCGAGGCCGTTTCAAAGGAGCCTTACTAGTGACGGGTTCTCTTTATACTTTTATTGTATTTTTTGGTATGTATATCAATTAATAAATTAATTCTATTTAACAAACTATGAAGATCTTCTAACACAACCAAAGAAATTTGAAGAGCTGAAATTGCTGCATAACGTGAAATCACTGAATTTGTAGTTGTAATTGTAGTTGCATAAGTTTGGCATTTTCTTTCATGATATCTAATTTCCCGTAAAATTTTCCGTTGATCTTCGCGAAGAGTCGGCAAATTTCTACTATTCATTATAAAGATTACAAACATAAAAATTGTAATGACCTCGGTAAAAGCCTTTGCCGACATCTACTGTCAATTTCTTGACGACCTTCTCGGTGTGTATCCCGACAACGAGAAGGCCAAGGCGGCTCGCGCCGCGCCAGTAACGCGCTCGACTATGGATCGCTTCATGAAGTACGCTGGATCTCGTTCAGGTCACATTTCGACCAAGAACAAGGCGTTTTTCGACCCCAAGAACAAGTTTATGGTGGAGAATGGCGTGTTTGAGGTTGTCAAGTCTAATCCCAGTGAGACGACGCTAAATGCCATCTGGAACTATGTGAGCAACATGTACATGCTCGGTATGACTATGAGCATGCTCCCCCCCGAGATGCTGGCGATGGTGGAGAACACAGCAGACAAGTTCGCAAAGGAGGCGGTGGCTGACGGCGAGATGAATGAGGAGAAACTGATGGCCAGCATGCAGAAGATGATGGCGAGCATGATGGCTGGTGGTAAGATGCCAGGCCTACAGTAATTTCTCAGCAATAATTAATATGGATCCAAAGGAGATTTTTCGTTCAGACAAGCTCCTCGAGTTCTGGCCAACGGGGAAGCAGACTGCCAAGGACCGCGTCGCCGCCACAGCCCGTTTCATTATTTACGCGAGCGTGGTTATTTGGCTGTTCAACCGTGACGGGCGTGTTTTCGCCCTCGGTGGTCTGATTCTTGCTATTCTGTACTACCTCTGGACCACCAACATGATCACGGACGGCAACCGTCGCCCAACCTATGCCGATGGCCGCCTTGATAGCATTTTCCGCGCCCCAGTGACCATGCCGACTCACGATAACCCCATGGGCAATGTGCTGATGACCGATTACGTTGATCAGCCAGACCGCCCAGCGGCTGCATGGTACCCAAGCGTCAAGACTGAGATTGCCAACGAGTGGAGCAGCATTCACCCATTCGAGCGCAAGCGTGACGCGGAGCGCAATTTCTACACGATGCCCAGCACGACCATTCCAAATGACCAGACGGCTTTCGCCGAGGCGTCCTACGGCAAGAAGTTTGCACCAATGTGCAAGGATGGCGCCAATTTCGCTTGCGACACCGACGAGTGGCGCTTCCACTTCCCTGAGCGCACTCAGATGAGAGCAGGCAACGGGCGTTAAAAAAATATAGTCCTAGTTTAAAGAATGCCTCAGACGTATTATACTACTGCTGATATTCAGCTCCAGCCCGGGGCTGTTCAGGGGCCAGCGACGATTACGATGACCGACCTGGCCGACACGTGGTCTTCCCTGATTCCAATTGACACCCTGGCCGACAAGAAGGTGTGGGCCGCTCAGCCATACGACTTCCCCAATACTTATGTGAATCTGGGCCCTCTGCCCGTTGTTGCTCAGGATCCCATGAGCACTTACGCAGCCGACCAGAATAACCGCTTCGTTCAGCGATACATAGCCAAGTAAAATTATATCCCTCGTAATAATAATGGACCCACTTGCTCTAGCAGCAGTAGTCGGTTTGGTGTTTGCCGGAAAGAAACTTAGCGAGGACTCGCCGGCAACCACTGAATCTCGCAAACCCCTCCCCCCAATCACCAGTCTTGAGACTGACTTGGCGGCAAATTCCCGTCAGCACCTGAAGGACTTTTATGACGTGAAAATCATGACCCCAGAGCTTGGGCGCCGCGTGGGCGACTTCCGCCTCTCACCCAAGAATGAGGTGCCTTCTCTCCAGGCATTCGATAAGGAGGCGACCCGTTCGCCTTTCGGTCAGCCCGTGTATGACCTTTATGGCCGTCAGAATGTGACGAATAAAATGAATAATCTGCCGCCAGTCGAGCGCATCCGTGTGGGCCCCGGTCTCGGCGTCGGCCCCGATGTGCCAGCAACTGGCGGTTTCCAGCAGTTCTTCCGTGTTCTGCCCAATAATATCAATGAGGAGCGCCTCACGACCATCGAGGGTCGCACTGGCCCAGCCAATCCCGTCGTCAAGAACGGCGGCGCCGGTGGTATCGGCTCGGTGACTCACCAAGCTAAGGCGACCAAGGCGTGGTACCGCCCACCTGCACAGAACAGCGCTCAGGGTCAGGGTGGCGCCATCCGTGGTTTAGAGGGTCGCCCAGATCAGATAAAGACCCGTCGGACCACCATCCGCCAAGAGACTGGCGCACGTGGCGACACGCTCGAGTTTGGCACCGCTCACTACAAAGTCAAGCAGCCGTATGACGGCTCGCTCACGAATAAGGCTGCTCCCCACTTTTCTGGCAATCGTTCCAACCCAGATCGCCCTGGTAATGCCGGTCGCATGAATGTTCGCGTGGATCCAACCGGTATGGTTGGCGCCATGACGAATCTCAAATCTGAATCTGTGCAGCAGCAGATGAATCCAGGGGATGGCTCGCGCTTCCAGACCTATGTGGATGCTGAATTCTATAAATTTAACGAGAAGAAGTCGGCGACTGGGGCCAACCCATGGGCCACGTCTGCAAGCCTGGATATCGCAATCAAACAACTTGAGAAGAATTCATTCGTCCAAGAGCCACTGTCTGTCCAGTGAAAAATGGGAAAAAATAATCTAGAGCAATTATAAAATGAGCGGAGGCATTGTTCAGCTCGTGGCTACAGGTGCTCAGGACGCTTGGCTGACCGGCAAGCCTGAGATTTCTTTCTTCCGGTCCAACTACAAGCGTTACACGCACTATGCTCATTCCGTGGAGCGCCAGGTCATCCAGGGCATCCCTCAAGCAGGTGGCATCTCCACCATCCGCTTCGAGCGCAAGGGTGATCTGCTGTCCTACGTTTATCTGACTGCACGCGACAACAACAACGCCGGCGTGGCCAACCTAGACTGGTCCAAGGTTATTGACAAGATTGATCTGCTCATCGGCGGTCAGATTGTGGATACCCAGGACTTCCAGTGGATGTCCGACGTCGAGCCAGTTGTGGGCGCGCAGGCCTTTTCCCAGCGTTACCTGAACACCGCAACCGGTAACCCAACCAACCAGAAGAGCACTTTCTTCCCCCTCAAGTTCTTCTTCTGCAAGGACACCTTCCTGGCCCTGCCACTGGTGAGCCTTCAGTATGCCGATGTCGAGCTGCGCATCACCTGGTCCAGCCAGCTGAGCGCAACTGTCAATTTCGGCCCCACAACCAACCCTCTTCTGTCGGTAACTCCACTGGCCTCGATCAACGTGGCCTCGGCAGTGACCTTCAACGGTCTGACGGCCAACGTGACCAACGTGGCCCTGACGACCACCTCGGGCGTCTATAACGGCCCACTCTTCCCAGGTCTGCTTCTGAGCAACGTGGGCGGTCTGGTCGATTCCAACACCAGCTCGGTTGTCCAGAGCATCTACGGCAACCTTCTGACTGGCACCTCTAACACTCTGAGCTCCAACTTGATCGTCTCCTTCGCCAACGTCGTGTCCCCCTCGTCTAACCTGCTGTACCCAGCCAACACCACGGCCAACCTGTACGCCCCAGTGGCCTCGGCGGCAACCGTTGGTGTGACAACAGTGAATGCTGGCCTGCTCACGGCATCTCTCAGCATTGCTCGCGTGGCCTCGCCATCTGCAGGCACCATCCAGCCCGGTCAGTACGTGGCTGGTCTGCCAATCCCAGGTCCAGTTGTGGTCGCCTCGAGCAACGCAACCACGGTGACGGTGACCTTCCCAATCACACAATCGCTGGTTAATATCCCAGCAAACACCGTCTTCAGCTTCTTCCCAGGTCAGGCGGTCAGCACGACCACTTACTCCCAGCTGCAGTTTGTGGCATGGGCCAACTACATCTACCTGGACCAGGCTGAGCGCAAGTTCTTCGCCGACAACACGCACGACCTGCTCATCCACCAGGTGCAGCGCGTGCCCATCAGCAACCAGCCGATGCAGGAGTTGGCACTGGCTCACCCAGTCAAGTACATCGCCTTCCAGTCGAACAACTACGCAACCGTCTTCCAGAACGGCAACAACTCGGTGAATGCCGCCAACTACTACCTGAAGACCCAGATCAACGGTGTGGATGTCGGTGAGTACAAGTCGCTGGCCCAGTATGTGGATCTGCCCCAGTACTACAACACCCCCTTCGGCTACGTGCATAACAACGCAGTGGCCAACGTGGCAATCATCAGCTACTGCCTGGACACCTCCAAGAACCAGCCAACCGGCACGATCAACTTCTCGCGCCTGGACACCTACCGCCTGGTCACCCCAGTGCAGCTCACCAACGGTCTGCTGGCACTGACCAACCCAGCAATCGCCAACCCCTACCTGTACGCAGTGAATTACAACGTGCTGCGCATCCAGAATGGCCTCGGCTCGCTGCTGTACGCAAATTAAGTTGAAAACTAATATAAAATGCCACTCTGGATCTGGCTCATTCTCGCCATTCTCGTCTTTTTGGCAAGTTATGACAAGCGCAGCGGTAATCTTCAGAATTTTTTTGGTCCAGAATTAATAGTAGAGAGCCATGGCAGCTCTTCGAGAGAGACACAAAGCAGTGGCGATACCGATGAGTCAGATAGAGGGCGTCCCCCACTTTCTGGTCGTGCATGACCGAAGGTACCGTGAATGGACCTTTGTCACAGGCGGGTGTCGCCGACGCGAGGTCTATAATCCGCTTAGATGCGCGGTTAGAGAACTCGAAGAAGAAACACGTGGAACGATCAACCTGAAGAGAGGCTCCTACGCCTACTTCAAGTTTTCGACGGACACTCCAGAACCTAGAGATATAGAAGATGGCGTTGATGTTCTCAACACCTATCACGTCTATGTCTTTGATCTCCCGATGACCTCCATTGAACACAAACACATAGTGAGAAGGTTCGATGAAGAGAAGGAGAAAATGGAAGGCCACCTAGTTCCATTCAGAAAGAATTATGATGAAAATGATGCCTGTGAATTCGATACGCTAGAGGGCATCACCAAACGTGAAAACCTCTGGCCCATGATCAGAGCACATGTCATCAAGAACCCTGAATTTATTCAAGCAATTCGGGCCAGAAATAAGACTCCATTTAACTTGAAAATTTAGTAACGTCTATTTTCAGTAAAGTACTTAATTAGCGAATATACTGCATAAAAAAACAAGAGACCGCCCAAGACAGTGGGTACTATTATATAGGCTGGGTGGCTCATGTCATTCACCTTCTTTTTAGCCGGGGGATCCGAAGCGGTCAAAGTTGGTTCCTGTCTAGGTGCTTCAGCAACAAACAGCTCTTTCATTAATATAAACGCGTAAAAAAATATTCAAAAAGAAACCTATATTGTATTAGACATGACTCCCAGCAAGCTCTGGTATGCTCAGAAGCTCGCGACGCTCCGGAATGACGGTTCCAAACCCGAGGAGCTCGCAGAGCAGATGACCATTCGCAGATTGTGTTACGAAATTGAGAAGATTGAGGAGGCTGAGCAGGAGGCCCCGACCGAGGCCAAGCCAGAAGTCGAGGAGGCGCCAGCTGCACCGAATGAAGAAAAGACGAAGAATCGCAGAAAGAAGGTTAAAAGTTTTTGGTCTAGAATTATTCTGGATTCATCGTCTTCAGAGTCCGATTCTGACTTAGAAGAGAAAACACCTAATTAATTATGAACCTAAATTTATGGTCAGTACCCAAAGCCCCGGGGACCCACACCCTCATGGATGGTGGGATCCTATTCGTGCCCGATGAAGATTCAGATGCATTTTTTCAGACTTATATTTCACAAGTGAAATTGGGAAAGAAACTGTATGTAGTCGAGCAGAAGACGGAGGTCTTCAAGTTTTTCGTGGATCTTGATTACAAGGCCCAAGAAAAACCAAGTGATGAATTTATTATCAAAATTTGTGAAGCAATTCACGATGCTCTTGACAAGCCTGGAAGGTGCTGCATCGCTCGCGCACATTCTCGTCCAGTCAAGGAGGGGATCAAGACGGGGGTCCATATCCACTGGCCTGATTTCAAGGTGACGAAGCCGCAGGCTGTATCTGCCCGGGCTCGTATCCTGCTCGCCATGCCAGACGGGCCTATTGACTGGAACTCTGTGATTGATTCCAGTGTATATGGCGGGTCTGGGCTCAGGATGCTTTGGTCTCACAAGAAGCCATCGGGTGATCCCTATGTTCCATGGAAGCAGCTTGACGGACCTGATTTCTCCAAGGAGCCCAATGTCGAGACGCTCGCCCTGTTCTCGATGCGCACGAGCATCAAAGAGGGCAGACCTAATCTGTTTGACGACGAGACGCCTGCGAGTGAGCCCATCGAAGAGTTTATTCAGAGGTACATTCAAGGTCACCGCCAAACTCAGGTGAAGAAGATTCAAAGGCTAGAGGCTGGTTCGGACGCTTGGTACGTTCAGACGGACTCGAAGTACTGTGAGAGAATCGGGGAAGAACACCGATCAAATCACGTATGGTTCCTGATAAGCAAAGGGAGAATTTGTCAGAGGTGCTTCAACGAGGAGTGCAAGTCGTTTTCTGGAGCTGAGCATATTCTTCCTCCCAGTATAGTAGATGAAATCGTTGTTGTTGGTAGCCCTCCTACTAATTCTTTTCTGGGTCTTCTTTCCGAGAAGCACGCGAGGCCAGTTCCGGAAGTACGAGCAGGAAATACATCAGTACTCTGGCCTTGACCCAACCAGCTGGCAAAGGTTCCTAAATAACATGGACCTTTTTGAATCTAAATTAGAAACTGATTTAGACACGGCTGCAGAAGCTCTTTATACAGCACTTGAAAATATACGCGATATGAGTCTGGGTATCAGAAGAGCTGACGACGGGCAGTACCAATCGGAGTTGGAATCAGTTGCTCTCAGACTCGCTTACGAAGGTGAATTTGAGCTAAATAAAGTTGCTCTTTCACAAGGTCTTAGGTTTTATCCAAAGTACTTAAACGAAACAACACAGGAATACCCAGATAATGGCCCAGCCTTCATCCCAGCCACCGTCAGATCTCACGGACAGTGAGGTTCCAGTGCAGCGCACCCGTTCTGGTCGCGTTTCCAAGCCCCCGGTTCGCTACGAGCCCGTTGAGCAGGTCGAGGACGATTACGCCAGTGAAGACTACGACACCGAGGAGCCAGAGACGGATGATGAGAATAGCGATGTTGATTCCGAGGACATTTCAGATGAAGAAGATGCAGATGAGGATGGAAATTTGGATGGTTTCGTAGTGCCAGATAAAAGCGAGAGTGACGAAGATGATAATGGACCCCCCGTCGTTCCTGTCAAAAAGCGACCCACCACCGGCAAACGAGTGGCCGGCAGAGCCCGAGCGTGAAACCCGCACCTTCTTCGAGCCACCGGCGCCTAAAAAGGATGTACTCAATATCGATGAGCTCAAAAATAACCCAGTGGTCATCGGGATCCTCATCGGTATTGTTATCGGTGTTGTTCTGATGAATATGCGCCCAGTAATTATTAATCCTGCCAAGTAGTAAATGCATTTAAATTACACAATCATGTACGCAACTAGGTTGCCAGACTTCGAAGCGGTGCCTGTAAAGGTGCCAATTGGTCCGGTACGTTCTTTAGTTAGATCCTCTTGAAGGACACCAATCCACGGGTTTTCTCTCACCTGTGTCTTGGGTTCCATATCGCGAAAAAGCTCATATTGGTTATCTGGCGTGCCCACTCCTGGTACGACCTCACGAGGAGCGCCGAGCGCTGCATCATAGGCCGGAACAGATTTGGAAATTGGTGCAGGTGGGCACAACTTCGGAATGCGGACGTAGGCCAGCCAAAGAAGCAGGCCTATAATCACCAAACCGACTAGAACACCTAGCATTTACTATTTGTATTTATTTTTCTACGCCTCAGTCTCGGGCTCCTCCATCACTGGAGCCAGAGCACCCTCTGCCTCGATGCGGCGGCGCTCAATCTCAGCAGCCACCTTGGCGTCGGCAATCGCCACCAGCTCCTCAATTGGCTTGTCTGGGAACTCCTTCTTCAGATCATCCAGCAGATCGGCTGGGTGAGGAATGGGGGGAACGTCCGGCTTGGTGTAGAACTTGGAGTTCTCATCCGATGGGTTGATGAAGGGGAACTCGCCCTCAATTGGCTTGGCCACAGAGTCGCGCTTGCGCTTCTCGAACATAGCCGCCGCCTGGGCCTGGTTCTCCTTGTACTTGGTCATAATCTCCTCAAGCTTGTCGTTGGCATAATGCACGTTGTCAATCTCGTCACGGTTTGGAGGGATCAGAAGCCACTTGTACATATCAACCACATAGATGTCGAAAGTGGCGTCCTCCTTCTGAAGACGCTTGGCGTGACTGGCCGCCTCCTCACGGGTAGCAAAGCAACCACGGATCTTCATACCCAGAAGCTCATTCTTCTGGGGCTGATCTGGACCCACGAAGCTCACGCACGCGAAAAGCTGGCCAGGGACGGTGATGTAATCGCTCTCAAGAGAACCCATTATATTATAATGTCGCAGAACCTTTAAGTAAAATTTAGGTCTTGTGACCGGCCTAAGGACAACAGACTCTAAACATGTATGGATCAAATACGTCAGCTTCACAACTTGATGAAGAAGAACCTCATCAAGAAATGGGTCAAACCAGGTGACCTAGTTCTCGATTGCGGATGCGGGCGTGGCGGCGACTGGTGGAAGTGGAAGGACGTCAAGGCCACGGTTGTGGCTATCGACCCAGACGCCGACGCCCTCGCCGAGGCTAGTCAGCGCCTCAAGACGGTGGGAGCCCCCATCACCATCATAGGCCCAGGCACTATAGAGGATGCAGTGGCAGAAGGCCCCTTTGACGTCATCTGCTACAACTTTTCTATTCACTATATTTTCGCGTCTCCAATTTTACTTCAAAATTCAATCCAGGCTCTGAGCAAGGCTGTCCGGAAGGGCGGGTTGGTCATCGGTATTACCCCTGATGGATCCAGAATGAATTTTGATTCTAAATTTACAGACCCATTAGGAAACACTCTTGAGAAGAAAGACAACCAGACCCTCAGCGTCAGACTGATGGACGGCCCTTTCTATGCAGATGGCCCAAAAGAGGAACCAATTTTGGATCAAAAAGTATTCCTCAAGGCAATGAGTGAAGCGGGCTTCATAACCCTCAAGTGGGAACCCATGCTCAAGGAACCCAACGGTCACGTGTCGGACATATACACGACATTCGTGTTCCGTAAAAAATACTAGATACTCTTAGATGAGTGGGCTATTGCTCCTCGGTTTATTATTCTTCCCATTGGTTGAAATAATCAAGTCGGTTAAAGAACCAGAGATGCTCACAGAGATTAAGAGGCGGTACGACATCATACGCGCGAGCCTCCCAGCAGACGCGCGGTGGGAGAAAATCTGCTCCAAATACGCCATCATAACAGGCATGGATCCTAGTTCAGGGGTGGTTGGCAGTAATGTCAATAAGGGGTACGAGATATATATCTGCTTGGATGGAGAAGATATAGACTCGGCTATGTATGTGTTCCTTCACGAGCTAGCCCACATGACCGTATCTGAATATGATCACTCGACTAATTTCTGGAACAATTTCAAGGACCTTAGAATTGTGTGTCAGGATATAGGTGTGTATTCACCTGTAGGAGCCAAGAAGTACTGTGGAAAGGAGGTGAAAGACTAGAGGTGGCCTTGATTGCCGAGGGGGTATTTGATCTGTTGGGGTTCTTCGACTTGCGTCTCATGGCCATCTGCCCAGCCATAAACTTCTTTATGTTGGCACGGCGCTGAATGACGGCCTTGTTGAACTCCCGCAAGAATGAAGCATGCGTTTTAGAAAGCTGTTTAAGTGTCATACTTAATTTACGATCTCTCGTTAAGGAATTTCTTTGCAAAATAGAATAGAATTGCAGCCACGAGGGCGGTGACCACCATCCCCGTGACTGACATCTCACCATTCTCACCTAGGAATTTGGGAACCATAGTCGATAGCTTCTCCTGGACTGGCTTGGAATAGGCGATGACGGCGGCGACACCAGCAAGAGCGGCCTGAAACTGCTCGTCAGTCAGACCGAATGGGTTCTTGGAGCCCTTGGCGCCTCCATCGCTCGAGCGCTGAGTGGGCTTGTTGCCGCTCTTCATCATCATCGGGGGGCCCATCACCTCGTCCTGCATCATCTGACCTGGGCCAGCCATAACCTCTTCAATAGGAGTAGAAAACTCAGCCATTTGAGATTCGTCAATTTTATTTTCTGGGTTTAAATCCGCTGGATCGCTCAAGAGCCCCGTTGGGGGGCCCTTCTTATTTTCATCTGGAATTGGCTGCGAAAAATCTAGACCTGCATTTGGGTCGTAACTCTGCATTCTAATTCTTTCAGAGGTTTTAGAATTGAAATGAGGACGCGTAGCGTCCTGTTCAATTCACCGGGTCACCGCGTCTTCTTCACCACAATAGTTGGTGCTCCACGTGCTCTGGGAACGGCGGCGGTGGGGGCTACGGATCCGTGCCGTGGGTTATAGTGGCGCTGGTGATACTGCCAGAATGCAGGACCACCCACCTTGAAGTTCTTGCGTATAGGCGCCTTGTACCAGAACACCATGTCCTGGATGCGATTGGTCTTGCAGGTTGTGTCGAGCACAAGGCACTCGTAGTTCTCAGTGCATGCATCCATCACCTGGCAAAAGGCGTCGAAGCTGGGGAACATACCGAAGAAGCACTTGTACAGGTTCTCTCGGTTCTGCTTGACGTTATCACGCAGGACAAAAACGTAGTCGGTATTCGACCGGATCATAGGCGTCATGTCCATAACGTACTGGGTCGTCATCATGAAGAAGATATTCCAGTGACGGCCATTCATAAACAGACTGCGCATAACCGTATCACGCATAAAGGCTCTGTCGTACATACAGTCGTCCATCAGGATGAAGACTGGGGGAAGCTTCTCCTTACCGACCCTGGCTGCTATCTTCTTCTGCCTGTCCATGATCTTCTCAATAGCCTCCCGGTTGTAGTCGCTATACACAAACAGGTCAGGGATAAACTGCTTGTAGTGACCGTTGCCATCCTCTGTACCAGACATGGCGATCCCAGCCGGGATGTGCTTCTTGTGCCACAGAATGTCAGTCACCAGAGTGGATTTGCCTGTACCACGCTTCCCTATAAACACACAAACCCGATCATCCCGCATCTTGCTTGGGTCGAATTTTTTGAGATTAAAACTCATCTACTTTACCCTTTCAAATTTCAAACTAAAATTCGGCGCAGGTATGGCTTAGAAATAAGATCTGATATTCTATTAGATATGTCCGCTGGTTCCATCCAGCTGGCGGCTATAGGGCAGCAGGACTCCCTTATAACAGGCAAGCCCAGTGTGACCTACTTTTCCGGTATGTATTCACGCAACACCCCATTCGTGCTTCAAGCGTACGATATCCCCTTTAACGGGTCCAAGATCCTCTTCGACTCTATTCAGACTTGTAAGATCCCTTTCAAAGGTGATATAGTGAGGGGTCTAACACTAAAAACTGATATGCCATATTTAAAGAATCCTGGTTCAGAGTGGAATTGGCCCGCCCCTGCATCCGAATCTGGATTCTATCCCCGAATTGTGGTGGATGGCGTCTTTATCCGCGCTCCTACTGTGGGCATCGCTTACTACTCCACTAATCTCCAGTCCCAGCAGCAGTGGATGCAAGTCGCTGCGCCGTCTCCATACACTGGCCCTACACTCGCTTCCAAGATTTACTACAATGCAAACCTAAACAAGTGGAGTTTCACAACCACCTCGAATATCACAGTTGAGCCCAGTATGGCCCCCTTTTGGGGTCTGGATCCCAAGAACTTTTCCAACATCTACGCCGACGGAAACATCAACTACGTTTCATCACTCACTCTCCAGAGCAACCTGTCCCAATTCACCCTAGAACAAGGCGGGTGGGCTCGAGGTTCAGGTCTTCCGACTGCCGAAAAGCGAGCAGGTCTATACTTCGCCGTCACTTCAAATATAACGCCCTCGACGACGCCTACTAGTACCCAGTTCCAGCTTTACACTAGGGCAGGCGATTCCTCCGCTCAATACACCTTTTTTAATATAGCAAAGCAGTCTTTCATTGCCACAGTCGCCGGCTCGTCATTTTCTTACCCTTCACAGGGTGGTCTTATTCAGTTTATTCAGAGCGGAACCTATGTTCTCAGAGGTGGTTTATCATCCGATGGTGCAGTTTATTCTATAGGAATAGGCGTGACTACGACGGATTCTCACCCAGGTACCTCCAATTTCTTGGTCGAACACACATTCTCCACGTCGTCCAATCCAACTCCCTCCTTTTCAATCCCCTTTAATATTTTCGTACCAGTCGGGCAATTGATCTATGCCTATATAGATATTCGAGTCGTCACTCCATTTGGACTGCCAAACGCTCGAATTCTGACGGGTTCGCAGCTGAGTATAGGCCCCCTTGACCAGTTCTTCATCATGACGCCGGTTTCTGCATCAACCGGTACTCAGCTCAGTCTCGGCAGCTTCAACTCTTATCCACCTCAGTCTAGCACTTCAAACATCGTTAGCGTTCAGACCAGCAACTCTTTCTCATTCAACAAGGTGGGAACCTTCCTCATAACTACTGTGCTATCCTTTCAGACATCTGTGCTGGTTTCAGTCAAGTTGAGCAAGGGGACTCGCGGGTCGGGGACCCTCCTCTACGATTACACCTCAACATTCGGCACACCTGCATTTCCCTCATTCGACTTCACACTGCCAGTTTCAGTCATATCTACAGCTGATTTGTACTACATGGACATTACTATGCAGACGTTCTCAAGCGGCATCATCACATCTGATCTAATTTTAGGTTCAAATGTGTCTTATGTGGCAATTGTTCAGAACACATCCCCAAGCCCCACTGCATCTTACCCAGAAAACGGTCTCCAGTTCAATGCAGGTGGCACTTCATTCTTGGCCAGTGGAGGTAATTTGCCGCTGAATACAGGTTTCTTGGCCCCCGTGGGTTCTTCATCCAACTTCAGCTTGGTTGCCGGTAATCTCAACGTTACAATCGGTGGGCTGTACCTTCTGCAGGCTGTCGTCTGCACGGATCAGGCTCTTGCATCAATTCGATTTGGAAATCTTACTTACCCAATTGGAGTGGGTCTTCTGCCACCCTATTCCATCGGCATTCCGTACTACATAGCATCTGCCTCGGTGGCGACGCCAAATATAGTGAGCATAGGCTATACCACGGCAACCGGAGGGAGTACGGTGACAGTCTATTCAAACACATTCCTTACAGTCGGCCCCCTTGCCAGTAACGTCATTGACGTTTTCAACTATGTGGATTCAGTAGGAACCTACCTCATAAAGCAGGCCGACCTCCGTATCGGTGGTCAGCTCGTTCAGAGTCTCACAGGCGAGGCTATTGAACTTTATAATGACCTGTACGTGCCCTATGAGCAACAGCCAGGGCTCACCCTCCTCACAGGCAAACTCGACTACTCCAACGTGTATGACCCCGGTAGAACTTACTACACGAATTTACCCTTTTATTTCTATGGAAATAATGAATTGTCTATACCTGTCGCCGCACTGGATCGCCAAGACCTCGAGGTGGTCATCACATTCAGACCATTCAGGGATCTTACTTACATTTCAAATATAGCCAACGTAACTGCAACTATTAGCTCTACTATAATAGTCGAGTATGGTTACCTGTCAGAAAGCGAAGTCAAGTGGATGCGTAAAAATAGACTGGAATACCTGATAACGCAGACCCAGGTTACTACATTCTCTGTACCAATAGGCTTCACCACAGGGCGTTTCGACCTGCCTTTCCTCAATCCGGTAAGAGAGATTTATATTGTGATCCAAAATTCGAACGCCCCAGTATATGACTTTGGTGACAACGGTCTTCAGAACATAGCCCTATCCTTCAACGGTCAGGACTTTCTGAGTCGGCAAGTCATCGACAGTAGTTATCTCCAGTACGTCGAGGCTTTCAATCACTTTGAATTTGCACCTAAGAGGAAGTTTTATATTTACTCATTTGCGAATGACCCCATGAATCCACGCCCATCAGGCACCATCAACATGAGTCGCATCAAGGACAAGGTGCTAGAGATTACGACCAGTCCTTACAGCAATAGCCGAAACATCCGAGTATATGCCATCAGCTACAATATGCTCAGGATAGAGAATGGCCTTGCGGGTCTCCTCTTCAATTTTAATTGAGAATTAGTAGTAGAATGGCAGGGAGAGCTACACTCGCCTACCTGGGAGCCGACGATGTCATGCTCGTCGGCAACCCCGAGATTACCCATTTTCTTGAGCGTTATACAGCATGCATACCCTTTTCCAAACGTCTAGAGGTTATCAGTTTTGATTCACAGGTACGATTCGGTCAGGAATCTTCAATTGAAATTAGTAAAAGAGGTGACCTAGTGACTGCCCTGTACCTTAGATTCAACACCCCTGCAATCCCCGCAGTATGTGACGGGGCTATGAATTATATGATTGAGTATGCCGAAATTTATTGCGGCTCTCAGCTCGTTGAGCGCCTCTATGGCGAATACATCGAGATGATGAATGACATCAGGGTGCCAGCCGGCAAGCAGTCTGCTCTACAGAATTTGACTGCAAAGGTCTATCCACTGACAGCCACAGGTCTCAATCTAACTTATAACGTCCCTTTACCCTTCTCATGCATGGAAAAGGGACTAGATGTTAATAGCGGGTTAATTACTTTCAAAATTTTCCTTAAAAATTCAAGCGAGTTTTCCATCCCTTTATTCGTATATACAGGTGCTCTAGACATATCATTACTAGTGGAGTATGTCTATTTGGTGGAGCCTCTCAAGAGGGACGTTCAGATATTTCAGCAGGTTCAGCGCGTCGAGTTTCTAGCCCCACAGGGCATTAACTCCGTCAAGTGCAAGCTCGGTCTCATGAATCCAGTAAAGGAGATCTTCTTGGTCATCCAGAATGTAGGGGCGTTCGGGTTTGATTTCAGTACAAATGGCTCCTATAACGCCACAAGAGATACATGGACGAATGGTACTACAGAACAGCTCATCAATTTAGTTTTTAAATTAAACGGAGTTGAGAGAATACCTTCAGAGATTGGGGTCCCCCTTTTCCTCAGGGTCGTCCAGGCCATGGAATTTCACACAAGAACTCCAGACAGAAAATTCTACATGTACTCATTCAGTCTAGACCCAGACGGACCCAATCCATGTGGTCACATAAATCTGTCACGAATTTTCAACCAAAATTTGGAACTGACAATGAATCCAAGTGTCCAGGGCAGATTCATCAGGGTATATGCAGTGAATTACAACTTCATAAAGGATGGGCGCGTTTTATTCCAAAATAACGAAGAGGCGGGAGTTTTAGCATGAGTTTTCTCCAGGCTGCCGATGATATTTTGCGCCCCGTGATGGAGTCTGCAATAGTACTAGCTTCGAGCTACGCCGCCGCTACAGGCCGTGACTCCATAACTGCGATGGACGTCAGGTATGGACTCATGTACGCCTGCCGAAATGTAGCCGGTAAGCAGTTGGGTTCAATTTACCCAGAGATTTACGAGGACGAAGACGAGGAAGACGAGGAAGACGAGGAAGACGAGGAAGACGAGGAAGCACCATTTGCAAGGTACCAGGGCGAAGAGGACCTTTACGTCAAGATGAATGAGTGTGCAGACACGTGGGATGCATGGGAACCCGACAGCCCGATGGATATTATTATGAAAAGGTCAGTTGATAAAATTAGTTTATAAATTGTAGGATGGAGGGATACACACCTTCCAAGAATTTCACAGTATTCGTTGAAGAGGAGCCCCATGAAGAGGAGGAGTTCTTGCCACCGAAGGTCAAGTATGCCGTCATACTCCAGGAAGAGGAGTTCGAGGACGAGGACCCAGACGAGAATTTTTTTCCAAGTAAATAATAAAATGGCAGGCGTGATCGGTTCCGTTGCACTCCAGCTCGAGGCCCAGTCCCTGAACTCCATCGTCGCGGGTTTCTCTTTCGCCGCAGCAGTGGCATGGATGGACGCCGTGCGCTACCTGATCTCCCAGGTGGTCCAGGTCAGCAAGAACGGCGGCCAGTACTACATCCTGAGCGCTCTCTTCACCACCCTGCTGAGCATCCTGGTGTACATGGTGCTCAAGGCACTGGTGACCAACGTGCAGATCAAGGAGCCAAGCTCCCCAATCTACGCAGTCACCCGCTAAGCGATTGGTCTCACAGCGACTTGGGGCGTCAGAACAGCAGCAACTGGGCGTGTCGCCTTGTAAATAAGGTAACCCCCAGCTAAAAGAACCAAAAAAATGATCAGGGTCCAACGACCCACAAGAGGCCGCTTTACTTCGGACTCTTTTGGCTTTTTAACCGTAATCATATCCTCCAGGATCCGCCGAAGCTCGACCATAGTGACGGGCGGCGGTGGTGGGGGCTTCTCCTTCTCGGCTATGTGCAGCCGTAGAATGAATGAGTTGTTGTCCATCCCCTGAAAATTCACAGGCTGACCCGTCTCGTCAGTCCATGTGATTGTGAGGCGGGAAATGGTGTCTATCGGATGAGGAAATTTGGCCTCTATGCGAAAGTCGCCACCCTCGCTGAATGACTTGACGGCGCCTGAATTCACATTAAGAGGCACCATGGCGAACGAATTTCGGGCGTTAATTCCCGTGAAAGTTCCAGACCCATCGGTCTTCATGGCTAGGGCGGCGGCCGTGCCAGGTGTTCTGAGTTCCTGGATATCAAGGAACAGAAACTCATTCGTGGAGAAGTCTGCTATAGAGGATGACTTGATGTAGTAACCACCTGGAAGAACCTGAGACAGGGCCGAACTGGTGGATACAGCCACTGCAGTTTTCACCCCTGTGGAAAGTCCAAGCAATTTTGTTCCAAAATTGGAAACTGAAATAGTAAAGGGTGCTGGAGACCACCAAAAGAACTTGCCTTCCGTGCTCAACCAGGACACATTGGATCCTGCTGGCATTCTGACGGTCATCTCCGTAAGAAGGCTGCATGCAGAGTAGAAGCCTGGGGTCAGATTCATGACCGTGCTGTTAAATGTCAGGACACCCGTGCCGTTGGTCAGGTTCCAGAGGGTGTTGGGCACCTTGGCTGACACGAGATCCACCTGACTGACGTTCTTGATGGGGTTGGTCAGGTGGAGGGTATAGGAAGCACCGGAAGGGTAAGCGTTGGAATCTCGGTTTTTAGAATCTGCGTAAAGGATAACAGTATCCATCTACTATGGACGTAGAACAATTTTTTAGCGAAAGAAGATACTCCCCTATCTCAGATGAATTTCCATGTAAAATTAAATACCCGAAATTTTATGAAGCTCACAAGACGGAAATTACTTTAGTTCCAGGTGAAATGATTTTTATACCAGCAGGTTGGTTTCATCTCGTGTTTTCAGATGTGTTTGAGGACGGTGTGAATTTCGCCATGAATCACTGGTATCATGTTGTGGAGGAAGGGCGTGCAATGGAGGGCGAAAGTTCGGACCTGAAGCCTTTTAAATCAACCCATGATCTCAATTTTGATCCTGATAAGATTATGAGAGATGACGGTGAAATTAGGGTAATGATAAGTCCAAATGGAAAATTTGGTTCGACCTCAGTAGAACCTTCCAAGTTTGAAGAGGGACTCGATGTTAGAACTTGGACGTGGCGTGAATTTTGGGAACAGAAGAGAAAGGATTCCTATCTTGTTCAACATGAGAATATGGATCTCAAGGAATATGAGCCTGGTAGGGATAATTGGGCTTCATCGACTATGTGGGTCTGTTTCGACAAGCTATCTACATATCTGCACTACGATCGCCAAGACAATTTTTTAATGCAAATTAGAGGAACTAAAAAGATCCTGTTGTTTCCTCCGGAGGATCACCAACTCCTTTATACATTCAACCCGTACCCACTTCGCACTATTGAAGTACTAATGAGTTGTTGGGGTAACTGGGGATATGTTAATATATACAGTGACTGTAATATTAAAGAACAAGTAGATACTTTCACTAATATATTAGGTGAATTGGATACCGCCCCTATATGTCATAAAGACTTGACTAATGAATATACATCTTATATTGAACGTTACAAAGGAAAGGTGGTCACTTTGCAAGGTTGGTTTCCAGATTGGAGTCCCAAAAACGAACCCCAATTTATAATTACTAAATCACAGTTTATAGGTAATTTCAAGTTTTATCACCCTCACATACACTGGATTGTTTTCTTAGAAGATTCGTGTATAAGAGTTAGTAGGTCCGAGTACCAGATAACAAAGGGTAGTGTTGTATGTTTTCCTAATATTTACATTTATAATTGGAGCGTCAAGCCTAACACCCCAGTCATCGTAGCGGTGGACCATGAATCCACAGAACAAGAGCGTGTCTAGTTCCTTTTGTAATTGGTGTAACTTTGTGTCTTTTATAAGATGGGAAAACTGTGCATGATCCCATCGCTCTTGCAGCCGTTTTGCCATCATCGAAAATCAAATCACATCCTTCATATGTTGATGGGTCCGTAAGCTGAACAGACAAGCTCAGTTTTCTTCTACTATGTTCTCCAGGTCCATGGTCATCATGCCAGTCGTAGTGACCATTTTCATCAACCGTGTATTCCGTGTATTGGATATCTTCTATAATCTCAGTCAGGTCCATCTTGAAAAATTCTTTATTAGCATCTCTTACTGCATCAAATAATCTTTCATATATCCATCTGTTTCTTACTGTTTTAGTAATCCAACAAACTTTACTCGACCTAGTGACCTTATTTGTTTCACTGATAATTGCTCCTATCCCACCCTTTTCACACGCAACAAAATCACCAACTATCTTCTCACATTCCTGTACCGAAAACAAATTCTCTTTAATGGCCAATTTATCAATAGACATACTCAAGGGTGTGAATCTAAAAAAACAGTAATTAGATTTCATATACTGTCCAACGTCCCATGCGTGATCTTTGTTGGGCCCATCTGCATCAACGTAGTGCAAGAATGCCTGAATATATTCGTCTCCTTCAAATGGTTTTCTATGGTGTTCTATATCACAACCTTGGTACAAACAAGCATCTCCCTTTTGAAGGAGAACCCCATCTTCACCCATGTATATAGGCCATGGGTGGGTCTGACTGATATTCACCGTCAGGGAATATTCACACGATTCCCTGTCCTTGTGTCGAAGCAGTTCAGAATTTTTCCTGTAAATTCGACAATATGAATATGTAGGACAAATTCTCTTGCCAGTCTCGGCCTCAACTCGACTGTTTAGGATGCCTAGTAGAACGTTTATAGCAGGAATACCGTAGAAACCAGATGAATTTGAAACGTTATTGTCTCTATCACTATCCGAGTAATTTCTAATAATTTCAGCTAGTTTATCACAGTCTGTTTCAGGCAGGACGTTTTCAACTATCCTGTACATTAATATAAGTCATAAAATTTTATACCTTAAGTATTAATGGCTAATGTGCCTTGGAATAATCAGGGAACCCAGACCGTGTATATGTCTGGGATAGGAGGCGCATTTCAGGGTTTGGGATATAACTTGAGTCAGTACTGGAATGGTAGGGACCATTTTTACAACCCAGATAATGGTGGAACGTGGTATGACCAAGGGCAGAGAGCCATGTCCTCTTGGACAAATAAGTCATGGCACTATATTTACGGGCAGGGGACTACAGTTGGTTCTCCAAATGGCTACACGAATATTTATGTCAATCAGGGACAGGGGGGGTGTTATCAATCCATCTATTTTCAGACTAACTATTTAGCCAGAGTCTTTATCAGAAATTATACTTATACTACAGGTCACGGGGGAAATGGTGGTAGAATTTTACAAGGTTATCCATTTAATCCAGGAGCTCAATCGGGAACGCCTGCTTTCAATATTCAGGGATACGCTGGATACGTAATAGTGAGATATCAGGGATACACCTTGAACGGCGGCGGCGGAGGAGGAGGCGCCGGGCAGCAGGGGTCATCTTACAATTACAATGCAGGTCGCGCACAGGGGCAGTATCAAACTACGGGTGGAGGAGGAGGAG